CACCCGGTCGCCTTCCAGTCGGTACTGGCACGGCTGGTACCCGCTGCCGTAGTTGGCCCACCCCGCGGAGAACGGCAGTGCCGTCCACGCCGTCGTGCCCGCCGCCGAACCTGGCGGCCCCTGCGCTCCCTGCGGACCACCGACCGGCGTGATCGACAGGTACGAGCGCGACGCCTGGAAGTTCCGGGTGGCGTCGGCGGCGATGTGCGGCGAGATGTAGTCGCCCTGGCGCAGATAGCAGACCAGTTCGCCGTCGTGGGAGAAGTAGTCCCCGGTGACGCCCGAGCGGTAGCCCGAGCCGATCGGGTTGGACGACGCCAGGATCGTGGAGAACGTGACCGGGTCGCGGACCTCGATGTAGGTGTCGGTGTACTGCGTCGCCGTGGTGGCGGTGAAGGCGGCGTGCAGACCGATGCGGTAGTACCCGGCGACGTCGCACACGACCACGGTGCCGTTGGCGTGGCGGTAGAAGCCCGCCGACTGCGTGGGCGGGTTCGGGGTGAGCTGTATCTTCCCGGCGCCTCCGGTGATCGAGGACGGGCCGCTGAAGTTGCTGAACCAGAAGCCCATCGCGGCGTTGCCTGGGTCGCCCTTGTCGCCCTTGGCGCCGCCGACCGGGGTGATGACGATGGCGCTGCGACCGTCAATCTGTGCCGCCTGGTTGGGCGTCACGAAGCACGTGATCATGTCGCCCACGGCGAAGTCCATGATCGCCACGGCCTGGGGCTGCGTGTACCAGTTGAGGCTGGTGCCCGGCCCGACGTGGGTGGACGCTTCGAGCAGCGTGCCGCCGGTGTTGTACTTGCGAAGCTCGATGATCTCGTAGGCCGAGGCGCCCGTGATGTGGACCAGCGAGAGGCTCACATCAATCGCGTAGCGACCCGCGAGGTTGCAGACGATGGCCGACGTGTTGGCGTGGCGAGTCCAGCCCGACGCCCGCAGCGCTGGCCCCCAGTAAATCTGCGCCCCGCTGGTGGGTACGGCATTGCCGCCCGCGCTGGTGACGCCGGACGTAGCGCTGTACCAGTAGCCCGACAGACCACCGCCACCAGCGGAGGACACGGCCTCCCAGGAGTCGCCGTCCCAGAACTTCATCACCGGAGCGGACGGGACCGTTGTGTCCACCCAGAGCTCAGGCTCGCCCGCGGTCACGGTGGGCGGCGTGGCCGCGATGCGGACCTCGTCGGGTCCGGTCGTGCCCGGCACACCCTGTGGTCCCTGCGGCCCCTGGGGGCCTTGGACGCCGGGGATGCCCTGGGCGCCGGTCGCGCCGGTCGGTCCCGCCGGGCCGGTGTCGCCCTTCGCTCCGCCGATCGACCAGACGACCCACGACGAGCGGGTCTCCGTCTTCACGCCCGTCACCGGAGCCTGGGCCGAGCAGTAGAGGTAGTCGCCCGCCTTCATGTCGAACTGAGCGTGGAGACTGCCCTGGGCGAAGGTGTTGCTCGCGATGTTGTCGACGCCCTCCATCACTCCGTCGACCGCCTTGATGAGGGTGCCGCCGCGGTATTGCTGCATGCGGAGGATGACCCAATCGCTCGCCGCGCCCGTCACCGTGAGGTTCATGGCCGAGCCGTACACGCCGTCCGCATCGACCGTGTAGAAGGTCATGTCGTGCGTCCAGCCCCGGATGAGGTACGGGTCGTTCCACGACAGCGCCGCCATTGTGACGCTGGAGATGGCGGCATTTCCGATGGCGGTGGTGGCGAAGTAGCCGGTGCCCGCCATCGAGACGACGGGACCGGCGTCGACCCAGCCGCCCGCGCCGCTACACGACCAGAGGATGCCGTCGATCACCCATGCGGTGCCGGGCGTGCAGGGCAGCGCCGGTAGCTCGCTCGGGTCGTCCAGCTCTCCGAGGATGACGAGGCCAGCTCCTTGCGGACCTTGCGGTCCGGTCGCTCCGGTCGCTCCGGTCGGACCCTGCGGACCCTGAGCACCGGGCGGTCCCTGTGGACCAGGCACGGTCGAGGCCGGGCCAGTCGGACCCTGCGGGCCGGTCGGGCCAGCGGGACCAGTCGGACCAGCAGGACCCATCGGGCCTTCCGGGCCAGGCTCGCCACCACCGCTCGGGGGCGGGTCGGGGATGGGGCTGTAGACCCACGACCCGTCTGGCTGCTGGGTGGCGATCTGGCCGAGACAGACGACGAGGTAGCGCGCGCCGTCCGGGGCGTCGGCGGGAAGGTCTTCGGTGCAGGGGACGGAGCCGAAGGTGGTGTCGCGCCACTGCATGTCGCCCATCGGGCGGCGCTCGACCCACGCCAGGCGGGTGTTCAGGTTCGTGAGGTAGGCGGGCAGCGACTGCTTCCGCTGAATCTCCTGGTGCATCTCAGGTCGGTTCCACTCGGACGTTCGGGGCGCTGATGGCGGTGAAGCTGACCGTCTCTCCGTTGGGCGCCGACTCGTTGACGACGACCTCGTGGATGCGCTGCCACTCCGTCACAGAGCGGCACAGACGGGTGACGGTGACGGGAAACCAGGCGCCGGGGATCAGTTGCTCGATGTGCCACGGCGCGCCGGGGAGCAGGGTGGTGTTGGCCGGGATGATGACCTGCACCGGGGCGGGGACCGAGTCCTCGATGTTGTGGGCAGCAGTTTCGGTCCACTGCTGCAAGTCGCCGGTCGATGGCTGCGATGTACTGGTGCCCTCGGTCGTGTTCGAGATGAGCAGGTCGATCCAGCCGTACTCGTCGAACCAGTCGGCGTTCTGGGCCACGCCCGCGTAGCCCTTGCCGTTGGTCACGAAGCCGCGCGTGTAGCACTGGTAGCCGTACTCGACCACCCGAGGGAACTGGCTCATGTACTGCTCGTCGAGCGTCGGCAGCTCGGTCCACGCCAGATGAATGTCGAAGTAGAAGACGTCGCGGTTGACGACGCAGTAGTCGGTGCCCATGTCCTCGGCGTACTTGTCGAAGTCCTCCCACACGTACATCTGGAAGGCGTTGATGATGCGCGAGGTTCTCGGGTCGGCCGGGTGGTGGAGCGGATGCAGGTGCGACAGCATCTTCCACGGATCGCCGTTGAGGGCGTAGCACTGGTTCCGCAGCAGCCAGTCCATGCGGCTCACGGCGTTGCCGATGTTCGGGTAGCTCTGGTTGTAGCCCACGGTCAGCACTGTGCGCTTCGCCACCCACAGAATGTCCTCGGCGTACACCCGCACGGTGTCCCACTCGTACTCCAGCCGGACGATGGGTCCTTGCCACACCACGACGTCGTTGCGGAAGATATGCAGCTCCATCGCGATCGTGCGGAGATCGCCCAGCAGCTCGCAACACTCGTGCGTCGGCACGACGACTTCGGCGGTCGATACCTCGTCACGGATTCGCTGCCAGCGCACGGCCGTGAGCGGCGTCAGCTCCCCGAGGAAGTCCTCGCCGCCGCGCGCGTAGATCATGGCGCGGTGCGTGCCGCAGGTGAACCCGGTGTCGAGCGTGCTCATGACACCGAGACGGCGGACGCCCGCAGCAGGAGCCGAACGGCCTTGTCCACCTCCTGGTCGATGGTCAGCCGATAGTTGCCGTGCGGGACCGAGATGTACTTGATGGGGTCGCCGCGCCAGTCGCGCACGAACGCACCGAGGCGGCGTATCTCGCCGCTGTGGTTGACGATGGCCACGCGCCGGGAGTTGTCGATGGTGAGGATCGTGTTGGGCGGGATGAAGGGGATGAGCCAGCCCGCCAGACGCACGTCCCCGGCCCACAGCCCGATCCGAACCTGCTCTGCTTGTTCGGAGTAGCTGACGATCTGGATGACAGGCGCCTTCTCGCTGAAGGAGCGGCCCTCGGGGGCGTGCCACGGCAGTTCCCTCCGCAGCCACTGCATCGCCGGAGTGAACGCCGGTAGCGGCTCGGTCCGGGTGAGCGTGCGGGCGAGCGAGCGCATGGAGGTCACGCCCGGAAGGTCGAACGGGTCAGGGGTCGGTTCGACCACCGGATCGGGCGGGTCGGTGATGAGCACACCGCCGCTGTCGGGCGGCAGCGGCGAGAAGGGATCGGGAAGCGTGTGCTTGGCCGGGTTGGCGGCCACGATGGTCAGCTCGAACTCGGCCATCGCTCCCGACGTGTTCATCTTCGGGTGCTGGATGACGGTCGGCCCCCCGGTGATCATGGCGTTGTAGTACTGGCGGAGGTACGGCACCACGCAGGAGTGCGCGCAGCACGACCACGACGGCGGACCGGCGTTCAGGTCGTTGTAGATGCGCGGCCACAGGCACCACGGCCCGAGGGACGGGTCGGGGCCGAGGATCAGCTCGTCGTAGGTCGCGGGCCACAGGTTGTCGGTGTCGCACGCCGGGCCTGCGTTGAAGCTGTCGTAGTCGTTCGGCCAGCACTGGCCCTCTGCATCGTCGTCCTCGCACATGCAGGGGCAGCAGTCGAAGAAGGTGAGGTTGTCGCCCAGGCACGGCTCCTCGGGGTTCCCGGCGAAGAAGTTGAGCCACTCGAGACCAGCCGTCAGCGAGCACTCGTCGACGGCGACCGCCAGGCAGCGCACCACGAGCGTGCGCGGGCCGAAGTAGGGCGGGCCGAGGACGCCGCCGAAGGTGACGGCGTTCGACACGGTGACGGCGCGCGTCGAGGTGAAGTCGCCCTGCACGTCGAGTCCGACGACACCGAGGAAGCCCCACGTGTCGGGGTTGTCGGGGTCGAACCACGGCGCATGGTCCTGGCCCGGTGACGTGTAGACGCCGCCGCCGGGGAGCACCTGGTTCGCCGTCTCGCAGTCCTCGCATTCCTGGAGCCAGCAGATGCCCATGTTGCGGGCGTAGGCGAAGACGCGGGCGTTGTTGACGATCTCGATGTACGGAGCGCCGTAGATCGGGTCGCCCGACCCGAGCGCCAGCCATCCGGGGTACACGGCGCCTCCTAGCTCGCCATCGCCGCGGCGCGGTTGATCACCTGAGCGGCTACGGCCACCGGATCAGCCGACACCGGCGTGATGGTCTGGTACACGTTCACCTGCTTGTTGATGGCGGCGCCAGGCTGGCCGCTCTGCGTCGGCAGTGTCTGGCCCCGCAGCAGCGCGGCCATTGCCCGCACGCTCGGGTCCACGAGGTTGAGCGGGCGGTCGAGCGGGATGACCGCCTCCCGGCCCGCCTCACCGATGATCTTGGCCGTGGGCGAGGCGTAGACGCCGCCCTCGGCGTCGAAGGGGTTGAGACCGCTGACGGCGCCGCCGATGCCGCTGAGTATGTCGCCGGGGCTGGGGATGAAGCTCTTGATCTTCGACGTGATCGCGCTGCCCATCGAGCCGATGCCCTGGAGGATGAAGTCGACGATGGAGCGACCCACGCCGACAAGCGAGCTGGCGGCGCCGCTGATGGCGCTGGCGACCTGACCGGGTAGCCCGCGGCCCCACGCCAGGAGCGATTCGACGGCACTGGTGATGCCGCTCATGATCCAACCCACGAGCGACTTGCCGACGGCGGTGATGACGCCGATGCCGGTGGAGATGGCGGCGACGATCTGCCCCGGTATGGCGGTGAAGAAGGCGACCACCTCGAGAGCCCAGCCCGCCAGCGTGGACATGACGGACGCGGCCATCTCCACGAACCACCCGACCACCATCGCGATCAGCTGGCCGCCCAGCCCGGCGAGCATCCCCGGTAGGCGTAGGAACCAGTTCACGATCCCGTTGATGAGGTCCGGGATGATGCTGTTGCCGATGAGGCGGTTGAACAGGTTCACGAACCAGTCGATGACGCCCTGGACCCAACCCGCGACGATCCCGATGACCTTGGCCAGTACGCCGCCGAACTCGGCCAGGATCGAGGCCAAGGCGTCCGCTACGACGCCCACAAGATCGGTCAGCGCCTCGACACAGTGCCGATGGCGCTGGAGAACCCGGCAAGGGCGCCGTTGATGGTCAGCAGCAGCGGAGTGAGGGCGACGAGGACCTCGTTGGTCAGTTGCAGCAAGACCGTCAGCAGGGGCGCGAAGGCGGTCAGCAGCTGCGCCCCCACGGTGACGAGCTGGAGGCCCGAGGTCACCAGGACCGGCAGCAGCGGGGCCATGACGAGCAGGACCTGACTGACGAGCTGCATGAATACCGGGATCAGGGGCGTGAGGGCCTTGAACAGTTCGTCGAAGACGTCGACCACGAGGGGCAGCTGCTCGGCGAGCTCCTTGGTCAGTAGGTCGATGACGGGCGAGAGAACAGGCTCCAGCTGCGTGAAGGCATCGACCAGGAACTCGACGGCCCGGACGAACAGGTCCGCGATGATCGGCACGAGCGGGGCGACGGCCCGCAGAAGCTGCCCGAGCAGCCGACCGACGGCGTTCAGCAGGGGCTGAAGTGCGGTCAGGGCTTCGGCCAAGGTCTCACCGATGACGGTGGCGATCTGCTTCAGCGGGACAAGCAGCGGCTGTATGGCCTCGGCGATCTGCGCCAGCGCCTGCGCCAGCAGCTGGAAGACGCTGATGCGGCCGGAGATGTTGAACAGCTCCCCCAGCACGGGCAGCATCGCCCCGAGGTTCGTGGCGATGTCAGCGATGGCCGTCAGGGTGTTGGGCTGAACGAGGTTCTTGAAGAAGCCGACCGCCCCTTCGAGGAGGGGGGTCAGGTCCGACAGCAGTTGGCGCCCGGTGGCGAAGAACTGGAGCAGGGCGTCCTGGCCGGGGCCGGTGTTCAGCCACTCGTTGAACTTGCCCACGATGTCGGAGAGCTTCTGCACCAGGCCGGTGCCGCCTTCGGCCCCCGCCTGGAAGATCGTGAAGAGCGTCGCGCCGATGTTCTTCAGCAGGTCCCACCACGTCGAGAGCGCGGAGAGGCCGTCCTGGAGGAAGTCGTTGATGGCGCCGCTCTGCTGGCCCGCCGTGACCATCGCCAGAAGGCTCTCGGCCGACAGCTTCAGCATCTCGGCCAGGCGGGTGGCGGCCGGGGTGGCGGCCGTGAGGAACGGCCCGATGGACTGGACCACCGTCGAGATGGCGTCGCTCAGGCTCGCCATAGCGGGAGTCAGTCCGCCGACAAGCTGCGAGAAGTCGATGGTCTTCAGCGCGGCGACCAGGTCCTTGCCGAATGTGTTCGCCTGTCCGGCGGCGATCACCAGGGCCTCGCCGACGTCGGGGATCACGTTGGTGGCGAGGTCACGCAGGACGTCACCCATCCCGGCGAACAGGGCCTCCTGTACGGCCTCCTGGATGCCGTGCAGCTGGGGCAGGATTTCCGAGAAGGCCACGGCGGTGTCGCGGGCGGCCGGGGTCAGGTCCTTCAGCGCCTTCTGAATGTCCTCGGCCTGGAGGTTGAAGGCCCGGCCCTCTTCCAGAGCGGTGGCGAACTCGGTGTTGATGGCCTTGAAGGCGGTGACCATCCCCTTCGACCCGACCAGCACGGCAGCGACCCCGGCGCCGAGGCCGAACAGCAGGGGCGTGAGCGCGCCGATGGACCCACCGAGGGCCTGGAGGGCCGAGCCGAGTACCTGCGTGATGACGGAGGCGAGCCCTTCGAAGATGGCGACGAGCGGCTCGCCCAACTCGACGATCCCGGCGAGGATCAGCTTCATCCGGCCGCTCAGCCCGCGGCCGAACCCCTTGCCGAAGGCGTCGCCGGACTTGTTCCCGCTGTCGCCCATGCCGCCCTCGATCTCAGAGCGGGCAGAGGCCAGTTCCGTCTCGTCCACATCGACGCCGACCTCGGCCTCGATGCCGGACAGACCCTTGTTGATCTGGGCCTTGGCCGCCTTGATGTCGGCGGTGTCCGCCTCGATGTCCAGGTCGACGTCGATGTTCTTGAGCTGCTCCTCGACCTGCTTCTTGATGAGGGCGATCTTCTTCTTGAGCTGGGAGCCGTCGACCTTGCCCAGCTCGGAGTCGATCTGATCGGCGGCGCCCTTGCCCGCCTCTTTGCCCGCCGCCGTGACCTGAGCCTTCAGCTTGCCGGTGTCGGCATCGACGGTTACCTCGATGTGACCGACAGTCGGCCCGGCCATCAGCTACCTCCGGTGTCGCTCCTGGCTGAGCTGCTGTCGGGCGATGGTACGCCCTCACTCGCCGGGAGGGTGCCCTGACGGATGGCGGGCGCCGCTCCCATCGCTGCGGCGAAGGCCATGAAGGACGCGCCGTCCTGCTCGAGATCGCCCTCGGTGACGACCTGCGTGTGGCCCGGCGGCGGGCGCTCCAACTCGAAGTTGAAGCGGTCCGGGTCCTTCACGCGCTGGATGGCCCAGTACCAGATCGTGTTGAACCACGACTGCGGCGGCAGGGCCCAGAGGTCTACGCCGTTGCAGCTGGCCTCGCCGTCGATCGCCTGCCAGTGGTCGGCCGCGATCGCGACGAGACGACGGCAGGTGTAGTAGGGCGCACCGACCACTCCTCGATCAGCGCCTCGATCAGCTCCACGATCAACTGAATGTCGAGGCCCTGCTGTAGATCGGCATGGATGACCGCGTAGTCCTCGTCATCGAGCACGCCTTTGAGGAAGTCGAACAGCGCTCCCAGCGACTCCAGGCGGAAGTTGCCGTCGACCATGTTGGACAACAGCAGCGCCAGCTGGCCGCTCGATGGGGCGTGGGCGGTGAGGGTCTCCTCGTCCCACTGGAACTGAATGTCGACGGCGTTGGGAACAGCGGGGCTGCCGCGGTGGGCCGCGGTCTTGAACTGTTTCAAGGTGGGACCTCCTGTGGCGCCGGAGGCTAGATCCGTCCGGCGGTGCCGCCGGTAGCCGCAGCGACAGCTGAGTTGGTGGCGTGCTGGAGCACGTGTCGGCCCGAGTAGCCGCGGGTGCCGAACCGGGCCACTCGAATCCGACCTTGCCAGCGCGTCCAAGAGAAACGCTCCCAGCTCTCCGAGGGCGCGCGGCCGTACTCGACGAACTCGGCGTGGTCGCTGTCGTTGATGACGGTGAGACGCACGCGATGCTGGTTCGACCCGGCGCGGCTGAACCGCCAGGACGCCTTGTACGTGCCGACGATGCCGCCACGGTGCATGGCGTTGAGCGGGTCGTTGACGGGCGACAACCCGCGTGCGGCGTTCACGATGGCGTTGCCCAGATCGTCGCGCCACTGGAACACGGCGCGGCCGGGAGCGTTCAACGCCGAGATGATGGCGGCGTCGTTGACGTCGACGTCGACCCTAGAGGCCAAGGTAGGCGATCCAGAATCCGCCGACGCAGCCGCCCTCGGGGCCGATTGGCTGGAAGCGCTCGACCGTCATCTGGGGCGCATCGCAGCACACCAACGCCCGGTACATCGCCTCGGTGTCAGCGGCTTGGTTCAGCGTGACCTCCAGCATCTGCGCGGGCGTCAGAATCTCGCCGTCGCCGGGGATGGGCATGCAGCGCACAGCGCCGACTTCGATCTGCCACGCCAGCGGCTTGTTGCAGTTGGCGTCGAGTGTGGCAATAGGGAAGGTGTCGTAGGGGAAGACCCCGGCGGCGCGCACCCACCCCATCCCGCACGCCGTCTCGGCGCAGTTGTCGCAGTACTCCAGGCTCACCAGGAAGCCAGGGATGACGCCGCACCAGCACGGTTCGCCCGCGCCCGTCTCGGTGAGTTCGGTGCACAGGCAGTCCGACAGCGCCGCCAGGTACGGCATGATCGTCGGCGCCGGAAGCTCGACGGTGGTCACGGCGGCGTCGGCTGCGATCGGAACGTCTCGTAGCGGTGCCTCTGCGAGGGCATGTCGGGCGACCACACCATCGGCGGCGTCAGGTGGTGGTATGGGTTCACGGACATGGTGTAGGCGTCGACCTCGCGGATGCCGGTCATCCCGTCCACGAACATGGCCGACTGCATCTGGAAGTTCACGCCTTGACGAGCGATGGACGTGACGGCCGCGGGAAGACGGCACTTGCCGCCCGAGCACGCCTTGGCGAACTCGCACGCCAGCACGCCCGCCGCCCACAGGCCCGAGCCGTTGGGAACGATGCCGGGTGTGTAGGTGATGACGACGGTGCCGGGGTCGCCGGGCGGCGCGCCCATGTTCTGACACGACGGCCAGCACTCACCGTCCTCGCGGACGAGGATGCTGCCGTTGTCGACTCGGTAGCTGTGGGGAGCGAGCACGGCGCCCGAGACGGTGATCTCGTTGATGACGGCGACCGGGCCGGGGAAGGCGATCTCGCACAGGCGCTCGCAGCTGCACTCGGGGCGCCCGCAGGCACAGTTGACCCACTCCCCGGCGATGAGGACGGGGTTCATCCAGCCCTGCCCCCACCAGCCGATGCAGCAGTCGCACGGCCCGGTGAGGCAGGGGCGCATGACGACCGGACAGGAGCCGACGCGGCCCCCGGTCAGCACCTTCATGGTGTCCCACGCCAGATCGGTCGCGCGCTCCTGGAGCGTGGGGTCGAGCGCGTCCCAGCTATCGCAACACGCGCTGTCCAGGTCCCAGGGCACGCATGTCTCGGCCATGGGCGGAGGCTAGATCACGGTGCGACGCCAGCGACCCATGCCGTGCCGTTCCAGTACGCCTGACCGGCGGCGCCGGACGTGGCGGTCTGCACGTACGAACCTGCGCCCCAGGCCGTGGTCGGGGAGGCGACGAAGGTGTTGGGCGTGCCCGCGATCAGGTTGGGCACATTGGCCGGGGGCTGGTTGCCGGACGGCGTCCAGTTACCGGCGGCCCCAGCGACCTCGGTGGCTCCGGTGGCGAACGGCGTGGTCGGGGTCAGCTCGACGCAACCTTCGGTCGGCTCCGGTGGGGCGACGGTGGTGAAGGCGACGTAGAGGTGGTCGTCGGGATCGAGCGGGTCGGGCAGCGGACCGGGGTTGCCGGTGGCATCGCCCATCACGTCGTTGTACGGGCCGGTTCCCCAGCCATTGCCGTCCTTCGTGGTGGCGCCGGTGATGGTGAAGGTGACGGCGGCGTTCTCGATGGTGAAGTCGCCGATGACCCCGCCCTGGAGGCAGGGGAGCAGGAGGTAGCCGAAAGCACCGGCAGCGCCGGAGCAGGCCACGCCGGGGACGCCCATCCAGACCTCGAGAGCGAAGCCACGGTCGCAGGCGCTGATGCCGGAGTTCATGCGGAAGCCGATGGCGTCGCCATCAGCGTTGAGCACGACGGGCTGGCCGGTGATGAGCGAGAAGAGGCAGGGCGTCACGTCGCAGAAGGTCAGCTCGACGCCGTAGCCCTGGAACTCCGGGCAGCCGGTGTCGCGCACGCAGGTCTTGCCGTTGGCGTTGGTGACGACGATCTCATCGGGCGTGTTGACGGTGGCGGTGAGGGCGACCGAGACGAAGCCCTCGGTGACGACCGAGTTGTCCGGTCCGTAGGCGGGCGTGCAGCACCCGTCGAGGCCCGTCACGCGCATCGTGCGGCCTCGGACCAAGGGGAAGGACGTGGCAGCCATGAGTTCCTCCTGGGGTTAGCCGCAGTTCACTTCGAGCTTGCCCACGAGGCAGTCGAAGACAGGGACGTAGATGCGCTCAGCGAGAGCGCGGGGCGGATGGGTCGTCCCGTCCGTCTCGACCATCGAGGGGACGGAGAACGTCATGACCGGGCCACGCAGGAGCGTGATGTGCCCGGTGACGAACATGGTGGCCTCGCTCGTCTGATCGAACGGGATGGTGACGGGCGTCGAGAACGGGGCGGCGTCGGAACCGGCGCAGGTGGTCAAGGTGCCGTCGAGCTTGGGTAGAAGACCGCCGCACGAGCAGGCGCACTCCACGACGAGACGCGGGATGAGCAGCGTCGGCACGCCGCCGTACACCGTGGCGGCCCATGCCTCAGCCGCGCCGATGCCGGACGGGATGGGGACCGAGCCACCCAGGTCGATCACGTCGATCTCGGTGCCTGCCGTGAGCATCGTGTAGACGTGGAAGTCGACGGCGCGGTTCTCGGCGTAGGCGAGACGACGGGCGGCGCGAGCCTTGCCCTCTTCCATCGTCTGCATGTCGCATTCGACACCCGCGTAGACGGCGAAGGGATCGCCGGACACCCACTCGGGCGACTCATCGAACCACTTCTCCTCCTCGCCGGTCACCGTGCACCACTGGTCCCACTCGCGGGCCTCGGCGCAGGCGTCGGTCGCCGCCTCCACGCCCAGCAGTTCGTGGCCGGTGACGTCGACGACGGTCGCGACGGAGAGGACACCGCCGCGGATCAGTTCGGGCGGCTGAAGTTCGTATGGCGCTCGTGGAGCGATCCCTGTGGTGGCCATCGGCTTCCTCCTCCCTTCTGCTGGTCATGTCGCCCCGGGAGAACCGGCAGGGGTCCCACCTTCCGGTTCCCCCGGTACGACGCTGATGGTGCCGAGTTACGGCGCGGCGCCCTGTGTCCAGGCGGTGCCGTTCCAGTAGCTCCGTCCGGCAGCACCGGCGGTGCCCGTCTGGACGTACTGGCCCGTCGTCCACGCCGTGTTGGGCGAAGCGGTGAGGCCGGTCATGGCCGCGGGGCTGGCCGGGGGCGTCGAACCAGACGGAGTGAACGTGCCGGGGATTCCGGCCGTGGCTCCGGTGGCTGCTACAACGCCGCCCCCACCGCTAGGGAATGTGGCGCACTCGGTGATGTCCGCAGCCGCGGTCCGGCCGCTGACGCAGATCGGGATGGTCACGAGGCAGGTGTGGGTGCAGCGCTGGACGGCGAGGATGCCCTCTTCCATGAACAGCGCCGTAAACACGTTCTCGGCCAGACCGGCGGAGTCGTAGACGGCGTCGATGTTGATGACATCGGCGCGGCCCCGGACCCAGGTCCCGGCCGGGTACATGAGCGCGTCGACGGTGGCGGGCACCGTCACGGCGCACAGGTCGACGGCCAGGTCCTGCCAGTCGTAGACCCACTGAACGTGCATGTTGCGGGAGCTGAACCAGCCATCCAGCTCGGCGTCGCTGATGTTCCGGTTCGTGTTGAATGCCCGGCGGCCCAGGTCGCCGCGGATGAGCGGCTTCACCCAGAAGGGCAGGACGACCTCGATCGTCTGCGTCTGGCTCATGCGGTAGCGGTAGCGCATGCCCACCGCCAGCAACTCCAGCATCTCCATGCTGATGGTGAGCGCCCCGGCGTCGTCGAGCACGACCGGGGCGCCGGTCGAGGCCGCCATCGTGTCGAGGACGTACTTGTTGACCTTGTGCTGCTGGGCGACCAGCGCGCCCTCCATGAACCGGCGGACCAGTTCGGGGTAGGCCGAGTTGGTCAGCAGCGGCGTCTTGACGCACAGGCCGATGGCATCGAGGCGAATCTCATCGAAGGGCGGGCACTCGACCATGCAGCAGTCCTTCTGCGCCGTCCCCGCGATGGCCTCTGCCTCGGTGAGGAAGAAGCCGCAGGCGTCGTAGATGTCGCTGAAGTCGGGGCCGGGCGTCCAGCGGATGCCGCCTCGGGTGATGTTGACCTCGGGGGCGTCGAGGATGCCGTCGACCGTCTCGAACTGGCAGAGGTCGTACAGCGTCTCGGACGGAGCGCACCAGCCACCGGCTGCGGTGAGCGACCCGCCGGGCAGGCGAGCCTCGCTCCCCGCCGCCCAGACCAGGCCGTAGTCGTCGTGGACCTTGGCGTCCTGCGACAGGTCGTCGAAGCCACCGAGGCGGATCGTGGCGGCGCCGTACCGATTGCGGATCGGCGTGCTGCCGATGCGGCCGGTCGGCAGCGCTCGCATGCGGGCCATGACCGCAGCGCACACCGCATCGAGGCCGTCGAGCGGAGCGCCGGTGGGGATGCCGGGAACGTCGGCAGCGGCGGTCAGCGTGGCCACGGCGGGAGTACGAGGCGGGGCCGCGACGGTGGTCGTGGCGTTGGCCGCGGCGCGCCGGGCAGGCGACTGACGGGAGGGCGCAGCCGAGGCGGGAACCAACTCGGGCGTCACCGTCTCGACGGCTGCCGGGGCAGGCTCGGCGGCGGGAGCGGGGGCGGGAGCAGGAGCCACGGTCTCCGTGGCGGTCGACTCGGGCGGGGGGGCGTTGGGATCGGGCGGTGGATCGGGCGGCTCCTGGGGCGACTGCGCCTCGACCACGTTGACGAGGTTGGAGATGCGATCGCGGCGGCCGACAGCGTGAGCCTCGGCGACGCGCAGCGCTTCCCGCGCTCGGGTGATGAGCGGCGCGATCCGCTCGCCCTCGGCCAGCACGTCGTCGGGAGACGCGTCGCTGATGTCGAGAGTACGGAAGGCATCGAGGCCAGCGTCGATGAGCGCCTGGAGATCGGCGACGGACAGCTGGTCAAGGTTCTCCGGCAGTTCGAACGGCATGAGGGCCTCCGACGGGTTCCGAGGGTGGACAGGGGGAACCGCCAACCACACCGGCCCTTCGGGGCCTGGACGCTCGGGAGCTTCGCTCTGAACCGGGCGGGTTGCTGGGCGGGACTCTACGCAGAGTCATCCCCGGGGGCAAGCTTCTCCTCCAGCTCAGGCGTCGGCATGAGCGCCAGCATCCCCGCCAGGGCGGCGGCCACACCGCTCACGGCAGCGAACACCAGGGCCAGCATCGAGACGTGGCTGACGAACTCCACCTTGTCGAGCCAGCCGTTCATGGCCGCCATGATCCAGATGATGGCCGACGCCATGAGCATGAGGGCGTTGACCACAAGGCTCGTCACGGCGATCGGCAGCGCCAGTCGCCGGATGAGCTGGAGCATCTAGACCTTGGCGAGTTGGTACCGGCCGCCCTCGGCCCGCACGACGGCCAGCGCCGCCGACAGCGAGTCGACCTGCTTGGTCGCGCCCGCCTTGGTCGTCACGATGTAGACACGCTTCTTGCCGCAGCCGCAACCCATCGGCTCACCCTACGGTTTCGAGCAGGCGACGGGCACGCTCGGCGCGGAGGGCGTCGGTGATCCGGGCGGCGCGGGCGTGGCGGTCCCGCTTGTCCAGCGCGGCGGTGACGCCCTTCTCCACGACCAGCTCGATACGGCCGTAGCTGACGTTGGGATCGACGGTCACGATGGCCGCCGCCGTGAGCGACAGAACCATGTCGCCCGAGGCCGCCATCGACACGCGGGGGATGGGAAAGCCGGGGACGTTCACCACCAGCGCTCCCACCAGCTCGAGGTTGCCAGCGATGCGCCGCCAGTCGCCCGAGAGCGCTCCCGCCTTGACGGCGTGGACCTGGGCCTCGGTGACGCCGGGACGCGTGGCGCCCGCGACCCAGATGCCGAACTGGTCCTCGCCCGCGGCGACGTCGGCCACGACCGTGCCGGTGTGGTCGTAGTGGCGCACCGTCTCGTTGGGGCTGAGGTCGTCCCCGGCGTGGCCGGTGTTCATGGTGATGTTGCCGACCGACACCGGGCCGCCCGCCGTCTCGACCTCGCCGGTGCGGAAGTAGGCGTAGTCGTGGGTCGAGCGCGGCGCCGTGACGCACTGCTTGTCGATGCCGACGTGGCAGGTGTCCCACGTCGCCAGATGGCCGCTGACCTGACCGTCGGCCGAGATGGTCAGCGGCATGGGGCCGTCGAATCCGGGGTCCTGGAACCATTCGATGGGCGGGAGCATGGTGTCCTCCAGTTCGTCGGCCGCTGAGAAGGCGGCGAGCACAGCTAGTAGCTCGGGCGAGTCGAGCTGGACGTCGATGGGTTCGAGAGCGGCGGCCGACAGGCGATGCCCACGATGGCCGTGCTTGCCCTTGTGCGGACCCTGGTTGGGCCAGAAGCCGAGGGCGACGTAGTGCAGGTTGGCGCAGGTGCCGTCCAGGTACGCCTTGTTGTGGATGTACTTGCCCAGCTGGCGGCGGCAGCGGTTGAAGTCGCCGGGCGCGCCCCAGCCGATCTTGGCCACGCCCTTGCCGCGTGTCCAGTACGTCCGCAAGCGCTGCGTCTCGCGCGGGTTGGTGATCCAGCCCGGGGCGTCGTGGGTGTTCACCGGGCCTACCGCCACGAGGGCCTCGTCATCGAGGGAGGCGGCGAGCGAGTCGGGCGGCTCTTCCTTCAGCTGCGAGTAGAGGCCACGCAGCGCCCGGCGGGCCTTGGCCTTCTGCTCAGCGGGTGCGTTCACGCCGCCGCGGGCGCCAGCCAGAGCAGCCGCGGCGGCGTGAACACCGGCCCGGTTCACGGTCCCGGTCGGGGTCCGCACCGGAAGCTTGCACTCGCCCTTGGACGTGGGCGCGCCGCTGTGCAGATGGATGAGACAGGCCCTGTGCCACTGCTCGATGGAATAGTCAGCGGCTGACCACTTCGACCACGGCTCCTCGGAGATGGCGGCGGTCACGTGATCGTCGCCCCACCACAGCTCCACGCCGTCGAGCATGACCGAGCGCGGCGCGCTGTCGGGCGGGTCGATGCCGTAGCCGAGCGTCATGTGTGGGGTGAAGTGCGGATGCTTGCCGTCGGGCGTGGCCACGCCTTCGAGCGAGCGGCGCAGCGCTTCCAACTCGGGCGACTCCAACAGCAGCACCGTCGCCTGCGGGTCGTCGTCGCCCATGCGGGCCACGCCGCCGACGCTGGCCTCGGCCATCAGCGACTGGTTGCTGACCCAATGCGCCAGCGTCTCGCGCAATTGCTGCGACTGCTCGCCGGTGTGGCCGAAGAAGCCGAGGGTGGCGTGCAGGCCCTCGGGCGGCAGCCCTCCTGCGACGGCGAGACGATCGGCGTCGGCCACGCGCGCTACGACGGCGATGCCGTCGCTGGGTCCGGCAGCGGCGGCCAGTTGGTCGGACGCGGCCACGTCGAGGCGGCACCGGCAGTTGATCCACACGTCGGGCGGACCGACCGGCTGACCGGGGTACATCAGCGGGTAGCCGCCGACGTCGAAGGGCACACCGGCGGCGGTGGTCGTGCCGTGCAGCGGCACGTGCATCTCACGCACGCGGTCGTCCTGCATCGTGCGCCAGATGAAGCGGGCGCCGGGTTCGGCGGCGGCGACGGTGGCGGCGTTGATGGCAGCGGTGACGATCCACTGCGCGACGAGTTCGGGATCGGACTCGTCGGTGGTGGCGTCCACGGCGCCGATGATGGAGGCGGCGAAGCGGTCGACCTCGCCCTGAATGTCCTCGGGTCCGCTGGACGGATCGAGTTCGTCCCACGCCGAGGCGAACAGTTCCTCGGCGATGAGGTGGAGGGCGGCGCGGCGCTCCTCCGCTTCGGTCGCGCCGATGGCGCGGGTGACCATCGGCGTGATGCGGCGCACGGCCCTGTCGTTGTCCATCACGCCTCCTATTCGACGGGGGCCAGCGCCACCGGCCGGGAACCGATGAGCGCCGCCATCACGACCTGGCTGTGGTCGCGGTGGCTCCCCAGCAACCCTCGCACGTAGAAGTCGAGCGTGGCGATGACGCCATCGGCGTCATCGGTGTACGGCTCCAGCACGGCGAAGGCGCAGTCCCACGCCCCGGCGAGCAGATGGTCGGGATCACCGGCCAGGTGCTTGTAGACGTCGGTGGGCGCCATCTTCGTCGTGTCGGTACGGGGATGAGCGTTGCGGAGGCGGTTCCCGGCGCGCTCCAGCGCGCGGTACACGAGCACGTCGCACGCCGCCGCCAGGCTCGACTGCTCCCGGGTGGCGCGCTCCTCGGCCCGACGGCGCGACGGCGGGTTGCGGTTGGGCAGCTCGGGCGTGACGTCGGTTCGCTGGTCGTCGGGCGGCGGTCGGTTGGCTCCCGAGTCGGGGAGCAGACCCAAGTCGGCTCCGAGGAGGTGAAGCGCGGCCTGGGTCTGCTCCGGGCTGGTGGAACCCGTAGCGATCTTCCGCAGCAACCAGATACGCACCTGCTCGTCGCCCGGCGCGTCCTCCTGCTGGAAGCCCGTCTCCCGGCGCAGGGCGATGCCACTCAGCTCGCCCCGGTCGTAGAGCTCGATGGCTTCCTGGCTCCGGTTGGGCCGCAGACGGATGCCGGACGTGTCGGCGATGACGAAGTAGTCCTCGGCGTCGGGGACGAGTCCCTTCAACGCCGGTTGCAGATACTGCTCGGTCAGGGCGTAGGCGATGATGGCGAGCTTCGGCTCCAGGTGGGCCTTGACGGCGGACTCCTCGCTCAGCCAGGCGTTCCAGTGGTTGGCGTCGGCAACGCCCAGCAGGACCTCGGGCGGTACGTCGAGGCCGAGCGCCAGCCGCTTGATGGCGGCGTCGCGCATCTCGACGACCTTCTCGTCCAGGTCGGTCCAGAACTTGATCCACTCGTTCTTGCCGAGCGAGTCGGTCGGGACCATCGCCACGATGGGCACGAGCGCCGAGGGGTCCTCGGGGTTCTCGATCGGCGTCATCATCGCCTCGGCCAGCATCTTCATGAAGTGCGTGGCCGGGGAGGCGGCAGGGTCGGCGCCCGCGGGGACCGGGAAGTCGACCTCGTTGGACAGGAACAGGATGCCGTTGCCCGCCAGGCGGGACCGGACCTGGGCGTTGATGTGGGCGTCGTAGCTGCGAATCTGCCCGAGGGTGTTCAGGTTGGCCCGTACCGGACTGTCGGGCCGGGTGGGGTCGCGGGGATGCGGCGTCCAGGTGCGGATGACGAGGTCCTGGGGGCTGAGCGACTCCGGCCCGCCCTCGGTGCCGAAGTCGGCCTGGAGGCGCACCGTGCCCGATGCGCCGTTGCCGAGCTGGGTGACCTTCCCGGCAGCCAGGCAGTTCCAGTCGTCGCGGGCGGCGCGGTTGACGATGTAGACCTCACCGGCGACGGTCGTGTGGATGCCGAACAGCTGGAGCATCTGGGCCTGGCCCTGTGGCCCGCCGTACAGCGCTTCCATCGCCTCGGTGGCCGGGTCCTTGGCGTCCATGATGGGCACCAGCATCCGGCCCTCACGCTTGGCCGGGACGAGGTTGGCCCGGGACAGGACGTTGCCGGTCCATTGCGCCACATAGCGCAACTCACCCGTCGTCTCCCAGAAGTTCCACGCCTGGTTCTGCCATCCCTCGGGACGGCCCGCCATGTTCCGCGAGGAAGTGGGGAGTCGCACGGCCGAGGCCACGAAGCCGCTGGGAACCTTCAGCGGCGCTTCCGGTGTCCGGGTGCGCGCCATTGGGCGACGAGCGTAGACCCGACGCTCAGGCCGTCAGGGCACCGAGTAGTTGTTCGCCGAGGAAGGCGGTGTAGGCGGGCGGGATGGCCTGGGTCATCTCGTCGCCGGTCATCCAGTGTGTGCCCATCGCCGCCGCGCTCAGCTCCCGGCGCACCCGGTAGGTGCCGACCTCGACGGTGAAGCGGGGGTTGGGCCGGTTGCTGGCCGGGGGGAAGGCGCGCTCGCGGGGATGGCTGCACACCGAGCCGACCAGGGCGACGTTGGACTCGAACAGGCGGTGACGCCGCACGTACAGGCCGAAGCTCGACCCGCACAGCTGCACCGGATTGACGAGCGGGGCACCGGGGACGTTCTCGATCACCCACACGTGGGCCCGGGCCATGAGCATCCGCCGGGTGATCCAGATGAGGTCGACGGCGTTGCGGTTCACGCCCCGGCGGCGCCGGTAGGCCGACCATGCCTGACACGGCGGCGAGGCGTGGACGACGTCGAAGTCGGCCAGGAACTCAGGGCGCCTGAGAATGGCGAGGGCGTCGGCGCGGATGAAGTCGTAGGGGTAGCGGGGCTGGTCGACGTGGTCCACGCCCACCACCTCGAAGCCCGCTCGGGCGTAGCCCACCGACGCCCCGCCCGCCCCGCAGAACAGGTCGAGCAGCCTCACCGGAACAGCTTCCCGCACGCCGTGCACTCGCTGGCGTAGCCCATGAACCGTTCGTCGCCGTGGATGAAGCGGATGGCCCACGAGGGATGGGGACACTGACGCTGGTACCGGCGCCACCGCCACCAGCCGAACATCAGCCCCTCGCGTCGGGGGGAATGTCGCGGGCGCACAGGAACGCCGCCAGCCACGCCACCGCGAACCACGTGTTGGCGAACCACCACGTCCAGTGCAATCCCGTGCCCCACGCCCACGCCAGGTCGATGAGCGACAGCCACGGCGAGATGCACCAGGGGCACTCGGCCAGACCCTCCCACCTTGTAGGGACGTGGGACACGTAGAACTCGCGAACTTTCACGATCGGCGGGAAGTCGTCGTCGATGAGCAGACGGGTGGCCCGGGCCACGGCCAGCACGCCGACCACGAAGGCGGCGACGATGGTGACGGGCTGGTCGAGCGTGACGGTGACGTCGGCCAGCATCTGTGTCACACCCCCGGCGTATGGTTCACGGCCAGGCGGGAACGCAGCGGGCATGAGCGAACAGCAGACCCCGCAGACGCCCGACCCCAACGAGACGCCCGACGAGCGCCGCGAGCGCGAGCAGCGTGAGCGGGAGCAGCGGGAGCGCCCCGGCCAGTCACAGTCGCAGTCGTAGTCACGACGCCACCACACTCAGCCCGGCCGACTCCGCCCGCTGGCGCAGCGACGCAGGCGTGGCGATGTCGGCGCGGGCGTGGCGCCCGAGCAGGTTCGTCGCGCCGTGGACCAGGGCGTCGAGGCGGTTGGGGCTGAAGTTGTCCTCATACGGCCGCCAGGAGGTCATCTCCTCCTCGAGCTCAGGGAAGATGCCGACGTGGTGGACCTTGTGCTGCTCGTAGACCCCCACGATCGGCTCGGCCCGGATGGCCTTGCCCCGCCGTGACGTGACCAGGATGATCCGCTTGGTGACACCGGCCGACTGCAACGTGTGGCGCACCATGTCGCCGCCGTAGTTCTTCTCGGCGACCACGGCGTCGGCGGCGAACTCGTCGTAGACGGCGTCGACGGCCTTGGCCCACCCCAGCGGCGAGTAGCGCCCGCTGCGGTCGGCCAGCACGTAGAGATGGCCCTCCAGGAAGCCGACGACGATGATGCCGGTCTCGTCGGAGGTCTTGTTGGCGGTACCGGCGGGGTCCACCGCCACCACCACGCGGGTCAGCTCGGGGGCGAAGGGCAGGCGGTCGGGTTCGATGAGGTCATACGTCCACAGCGCGCCCTCGATGTCGTCGAGCAGCTCGCCGTGAATCTCCTGGCGCCCCAGGCGGGTGCCCTCGTAGCGGGCGATGACGATCTCGGCGAAGGTCGGCGCCAGGTTGTCGATGTTGTCGTAGGTGCTGGCGGTGGCCAGGCGCGTGCGGGGGTCGGCGGTGACCTCCTTCATCCACTTGCGGGGCTTGGGCGTGGTGGTGGCGCAGATGCGGGGGCGGCGCCCGATCCGCAGGCCGAACAGCAGGTTGTCCCACGCCTCCTGGATCAGGGCCCAGTGGGCCGGTTCGTCGATCCAGGCGTAGCCGTGCTCGGGGCCGCGCAGGCGGTCGGGTTCCTCGGCCGAATACGTCGTCCCCACGGCGCCGTTGGGCCACGTCAGCCGTCGCTTGGACGGCTCGTAGGCGGGGCGGAAGTCGGGGGCGGCGATGGTCAGCAGGCCGCTTTCGCCTTCGAGCATGATGTCGCGCACGTCGGCGCCGGTGGCCCCCACGATGGCCAGGCGGTGGGTCACGTTGGCCATGCGGTGCGTGTACTCCGACCCGGCCCGGGTCTTCCCGGCGCCCCGGCCCGACTTCAGCAGCCACACCAGCCAGTCGGCGTCGGTGGGCGGGCGCTGGTCGGCCCGGGCGTGGTTCCACTCCCACACGTCGTGGGGCTTGCCGTTGCAGGCCGCATCGGGGCAGTAGAACGGGCGCCACGCCTCGTTGCGGGCGGCCTGGAGCTTCTCCAGGGCCTTGGCCTGGGCCGCCGGGGACCACCCCTTGTACGCCTGCGGGTCGACGGCGGTGGTCATGGTGCCTCCTCGGGTGCCCAGATGCCATAGTGCCCCAGCCACTCCCGCTGCTCGGGCGGCACCCCCTCCATCATCAGGGCGTAGGCGGTGGCCGCCCGCATGAACCGCACCACCGTCAGGTCCCGGCGCTTGGCGTGGTCGCGGAGGATGACGAACTCGCCCAGCGGTACCTCCATCGACACCCGGCGCCGCCCCGGCAGCTGGCTCACGATGGTGGACGGGTCCCCGCCCAGCACCCGGTAGCGCCAGTACCGGACCCGGTCGGTGGCGGCGTCGAGGCGCCCGTCGATCCACGCTTGCAGGTCGTCGCCGTCGACCACGCCGGGCAGGTGCTCATCAGGCGTCGACAACGGAGGACTCGGTGTCCACGACGGTGGCCTCCAGCGCCCGCAGGTCGGCCAGCGACGTGGCCGTCATGCCCGCCACCCAGGAGTCGATCTCGGCGGTGGTGGGCGAGTGGACCACCACCTCGGCGGGGGCGTCCAGCCCGTACAGGCGCACGTGGCGGTCGATGATGGCGAGCGCCACCTTGGCCGCCGGGAGGTGCTCGGCGTGGTCGGGGTTGGTGGCCTTGCCCCACACCCCCCGCAACAGGCGCTCCAGGCGCCCGGCCTCCTCGGAGCGCAGCTGCTCGCGGCAGTGCGCGGTGGCGCTGGCGGCCAGCGTCGTCTCCACCGCGCTGCGGGCGGCCTTGGCGTCGGCGAAGGCCAGGGCGTCGGCGATCTCGGCGTAGCTGGCCCCGGCCAGGCGCAGGGCGACGGCGGCGTTGCCCGAGCGCTCCCGGCGCGACGGCCCCCGGGCCTCGCCGGGGTCGTACATCGCCAGTTCCTCGGCCCGGGTGGCGTCATCCACTGTTGGTCTGCTCCAGACGGGTGGTGGCGCTGGCGTCGCGCTTGAGTTGCTCGCCCAGGGCGTAGGAGGCGTAGCCGGTCATCGACCACCCCCGGGCGGCCGCGGCCCGGGCGGCACCGAGGTAGGTGTCGATCGGCACCCGCACAGTCAAGCGGCGTCTGGTCCCCTTCGACGGCATCGGCACGACCGCACCTTACCCGCCGCGAAGCTGCGGCACCTTCTCCCTACGGGTGGCCCCCTACGGCACCCGCCA